AAATCGGGTTATAATCCCAGTCCCTGCCATACACCAAGGGGGTGCGGTTCCGGATCGACTGGTTCAGCAGCGACCGGATCTCAGCGGCCTGCGACGTGTCAATCTCGATCTCGTTATTCTTAAACGTCCCGGGGGGGAACCCGCCGGCCTTGAACCAGTCGGTGCCGTACCGGGTGACTTCCAGGCCGTTCAGGATCGTCAGGGCGAACGCGCGCAGCGGGCTGATACCCTCAGTGCGACCCGGGAGGCTGAACGCCTTGATGTGGAAGTACTCTTCCCGCTGCATCAGCCTGCCGTAGAAATACACGCGGCTGCGGAGCGGGTTGTACGGCTGCGACTCGTCATCGACAACCGTGATCATCTCCGGGGGCATCCACTGGATCTGCTGCGGGTACCCGTACCCGTCCCGGCTAAGAATGTACCCCCACGCGTTACCGTGCAGCAACAACGACGTGAGACATTCGTACACCCAGTCCATCGTGCTGGTATCCGGGGCGGGGTCGTCGAAAATCGACGGGCCCTCCCACTTTTTCTGCGCGCCGCCAGGAGGTTTGATGTACACGTTCAGCGGCAGCGAAGCGATGTACTCCGCGATCAGCCTGACGCACGCGTACAGGGGGGTCAGGCGGAGCGCCTCATCGGTGCCGTACACCGCGCGGGACGGGTGGATGGGGCCACCGGACCCGAAGTTCATGAACGGCGAGTCCCAGGGCCGCCACGGGACTCCGCCGATAACGCGCTGCTCAGAGCGGCTGGCCTGAACCCGGTCTACCAGACCCATTGCCAGCCTCCCTTCCGTGCGCTAAAGTTTTCCGTGCCGGGCCACCGCTTCTCCTGAAAGTGGCTCGGCTTCAGGCCCCCGCCTGTATAGGTACGCGCGTATCCGGTCCGTCTCGCGGCGGATGCTGGAACGGGCGCGGTCCGCCGTCACACGCGGAGGGGGCACGAAGCGGGTGGGACGTACTAGTCACCGCCGCCCCGTAAGTGAGCTGGCCAGAAGCGACCCGGGGCAGGAGCGCGAGTAGTCAGCTCGGCGCGCTCTCCCACCTGTTAAGGTCAGGTCATGGCGGCGATACAGCACAAGGCAGGCAGTGGCTGCTGGTGCAAAGAGAAGCACACGAACCTTCAGGCGATGCGGCTGAACACTCGCGACCTGCCCCCGCATACCGCTCCGCTGAAGTGGGGGGCGAAGAAACGCCCCAGGAAACGCCCCAAGGGGAAAACCTAGCCCGTGTCAGGTTAAGTTTCGCGTGGGGGTGCGGGTGCGACGGAGACGTGCGCGCCCTGCCTGTATCCGTACCGGACGGCGAGGCAGCAGAACACGACCCCGCGCCACGTAGCACCGACCGTCCAGCCGATACCGAAGAAGAACGCGGTGATCACCGCGAGGATGATCACCCCGGGCCGCACCTGGTCGGCGTGCTCAGCGATCTTCTCGACCGGAACGCTTTGCAGCGGCCTGGTTGCGGTTGCCATGCTCCTCCTACAATCCCTTGGCTTTCAGCCACACTGCGGCTTCCCGCGAAATGTGACCGTTGCCGCCGATGTGATGCAACAATACCCACGGGTGCAGCACTTGCGCGAACACGTGATCCGGGTCGACCGGGGGCGGTACCGGGGGCGGCACGGGGACGGTCAGCGGCAGTGACACCGTGGCGTCGCCCTGCTCGGCGAGAAGACGTTCCAGGGTCGCGTAGCTATAGGTGAACGAACCGCCCGTACCCCACCCCTCACCCCAGGAGTTATCCAGGTACACCAGTTTCTTCTCGGTGTCTTTGCCGCGGCACAGGTATTCGTGGCCTCCGCGTACGGCAGCGCCGGGGCTGATGCTGACAAGGCCGGACCGGTCGGGTTGGTCCATCGAGTCGTACCAGTTGCTGCCGATACCTACGGGGCCGTCTTCCAGGGCGTCCAGCACGTCGTTCAGGGAGAAGCAGTGGAGGTACCCGGAGATGAGCCCCAGGTTTTTCGCGACCTGCGCGGCTGACGGACCCGACGAGCCGTTGTCGTTGGGAGGGTAGGGACCATCCCCGTCGATGGTCTCAGCCCCACTGTAGATTTTCACTGCCAGCGCCTCGTCCAGCGTCGGGTGACTGGAAGGCAGCGCCGTGTACAGCGGGCCGGTACCTACCGCACCTACCTGCTCGTTCCCCGTACAGGACCCCGCGTTGCCCTGGTCCAGGATGGGGATTTGCCGGGTCCACAGCTGTGAGGTCAGCCCGGCGTACGTCCGCATCGGCGTGCGCCACGGATAGGCGCGGTTCCGGGAGTCGTGGTAGACGTTCCGTCCCAGCGGCCGAGGATGCTCCTCCGAGGCGGGCTGCCACGGGATCCGGGCCCGCTGAGTGTTCCACGCGGTGACTACTGCCATCACTCTCCGTTTTGTCTTCGCCGCAGCTGAACCTTGATCATGATGATGGTCCGCCACCACACCGCCGAACCCACGACTAGCAAAGTGACCAGGTAATACCAGGCGAACCCGACCATGCCGATGTGGAGTCCGAAGAACCGGTGCAGCACCGAGGGTAGGTACAGCGCCACTAGTCCCACGTCCAGCAGGATCAGGCTGCGCCCGATCGACGTTTTCCACAGCATGGGGTTCAGTACCGCTACGACTGTCAGGAATGTCAGGGACGCTGCGAGGCCGTAGAAGATCGCGTCATTGGTGAGGTCGGTCGCAATCTGAGCCTGGTTCACCGCGCGTCCCCCGTTCCACCTCGTCCAGGATCAGTCCGGTCAGGTTATCCTGTTCACGCATTTTCCGGACCGCCGCGATGATGGTTGCGCGCTCTTGCCGGGCCCGCTCGGCTTGGGCGGCGATCAGGTCCCTGGTCTCGGAGAGGCGCGCCGCGGCTGACTCGCGGGCATCGACCGCTTCGTCAGCGGATGCTTTCACGTCTTTAGGGCGGCGTCTTTTCCCGAATCTCACCGGTTGTCCTCCGTCTGAGGTCTTCCAGAAGTTCCTTAGTGAGCGCCGCGACCTCGATGGCGGAATCGGCGCGGGTGACAGCCGCGCCGACCGCTTGGTCCTTAGCTACGGAAAGTTGCCGTTCAGCTTCGTAAGCCTCTTTCCAGCGTTTACCTTCCGCTTCGACCCGGTCGGTGTACTGGCGGGTGGTGAGGATGCCGGTGAGGATCAGGACGACGATGAGCGCGGTGCCAGCCCCGGCGGAGCTGATGACCTGGGTCAGGACGGAGGAGTCGGGCACGGCAGCTCCCCCCCGGGACTGGCTTTTTACCCGATGCTGCGCAGCGGGTTGTGCGCGGTCACGACGTTACCAGGTAAGTACGGGGAGGCGGCCCCCAGGATATTTCCTTCACCTGGTAGCCGAGCCGTTTCAGTAGTTCCCGGCAGAGTCGCCTGCTGTCCATGGCGGCCACGAACGGGTACACCTCGGTGTGGTCCTCGATGATTAGCCTGGGATGGAACCTGGTGAGTGTCTCCACGCCACCCCGCAGGACCCCGAGTTCTGCTCCCTCGACGTCTATCTTCACCCAGTCCAGCCTGTCCAGCCTATACGTCGCGGTCACCTGGTCGAGGGTGAGCCACTTCGCTGACGCTGACGGTATCAGGTAGGAGAAGTCGGAGTCTTCCAGCGCGTCGCGCATCTCCTGCGGGTAGCCGACGTTGTCGTCCCACAGTGCGGCGGTGCAGATGGAAAACTTCGACATGCCGTTGAACCTGGCCACGCGGGCGAGTTTGGCTGTCGCTTTCCTGTCGGGGTCCACGGCGATGACCAGTGCCCCGTTCAGCAGAGCGGGGATGGTGTAGTTGCCGATCGCGGCCCCGATGTCGATGACTATCTCACCAGGCCCGGGATGCCAGTGCGCATCCCGAATAGCCTGCTCGTCTGCGTAGGAGCGGTCAATGCCCATCCCCTCGGGGATGCGCATTAGGTCAGCGGCGGGGTAACTGCGAGACCAGCAGGCTTGGCTGCGACCCAGGCGTCGGCGTGGATGCCGCCCGTGATGGTTGCGCGTACATACCTGAACAGGACACCGCGGGACGCGAGGTTATATACCTGCGTGCCGCTACTGCCCAGGCTCAGCTCACACTGCGCGCCAGAGTTCCCGTTCGGTGTCAAGGTCGAACCGGGCTCCACCAGCATCGCCGTCCACGTGCTGCCGTCCAGCGAACCTTCCAGGTACGCGGTAGCAGCCCCCGAACTGTCGAGACGCTGGATGACCATACAAAACTCATCCGCCAGCCCCGCCCCGACATCTAGAGCCGAACCATCACCTGTCGCATTATCCAGTGACTTCAGTACAGGCATTTTCAGGCTCCCTTATCCGATACTGTCCAGCGGATTGTAGGTTCGGCGCGGAGGTTCCTGCTGGCCGCAAACCACGCACAGATAGCCAGGTCCGTTACTGACAGCCCGGATTGTGTCACTCATATAAATATGCTTGCGGCACTGCTTACAGGTGTCTTCGTAGTCCGCCTCAAACCAAGGCGTTTCGTCGCTGCTCATCGTCAGCCGATGCTCTTCAGCGGGTTGTACCCGCGGCGCAGCCGGTTGTATGCCCAGTGGGCCAGTGTAGCGGAGGTCAGCGCGGTGATGTTGCTGGCGCTGTTCTTCCGGGACCAGCCGCGCATCCCGTCGCCCATGTCCCGTGTCTCCGCGCGGGCCACAGCGGACCGCAGGTACGGAGCCTCGTCGGGTCCGAGCTGGCCGAGCTGCTTGTCGCGGATCGCGGTGATCATCAGCGTGAACGCCTGCGCCTCTTCCGAGGCGGTGGCTTTCATCAGCTCGATCCCGCGGTTCTCAGCGTCGTCGATCAGCGCGGACGCGGGCGCGGTTTTCGGTACCGCGATACCCAGCGGCTTCCACTTGCGGCGCAGCTCCATCAGCTTCGGGACCACCCAGGATGTGCCGGGCCGGAAACAGTCCTGCGGCTGCTCCACGATGATGATCCCGTCACTGGGCCGCATCCACGCCACGGAGATACACGCGGCGGTCAGGTCAGGGGTCACATCCACCGCGAAACACACCGGGGTGGCGGTACCGCCGAGGATCTGAGTTTCGCACGCGTTCCACTGGTCCTCGCTGACAGCGAGCCAGCCTTCGTCGTCGGTGGGCCAGTGACCTGCGCCGAGACGTTCCACGTTGAACGCGTCCTCGGGCATGGAGTTCAGTTCCCACGCCACGTGGTCCGCGGTGATCCGGTACCCCAAAGCGGGGTTTGCTTTCGCCCACGACGCGGGGTTGTCCCGGTCATCATGTTCGGTGCACACGATGAACTCGTTGGACCGGCGGCCGACCCGTTCGTCCCTCGGGCACAGTTCGTTGTGGGGGCGGATCGACCATTCGAAGTAGGCGAGCCTGTCGTCGTCACCCCGGATACCCCGCCGTCGTACGGATGCGAGCTGGGTGGAGTCCGGGTACCCGGCGGACGCGAGGTACCACAGTTGCGGGTTCGGCACCGCCGACATGGTGGGCATCGACGCGCCGACCTGGTCGACGGTGAGGATCATCGCCTCGTCCCATACCAGGCAGTTACACGTGAACGACCGGCCGGAACCACGGGAGCGGGCGAGGAACCGGAGGCGGGGCGCGACGGTCCTGCGGACCAGTTTCGCGCGGGACCCGAATATCAGCGCGGGGGAGGGGCGGAGCAGGACCGCTTCCTCACCGTGGGACGTGATGATCGACTTGATCCGGCGGGTCAGCTCGTCACTGTTGTTGATCCGGTCTTTCAGCCGGAGGAAATGCTCGTTGGACGCCTTGAATTCGTGGGCCGTGTGGATGATCAGCGGTTCTGACAGTTCGAACAGGCCGAATAGCTCGCGGCCCTCCACGATGGCGTTCTTGCCGTTCTGGCGGCTGAGGACCTCAGCGACTTCTTTCGCTGCCCACGTCCCGTTCGGCCGGGTCCCGAGGGAGTTTTCCAGCGACCATGACTGCCACGGGTCCCACTCGAACCCGACCGATTCGCAGAACTCAACGCATTCCAGGCCCGTCTGGTTCGAGTGCGCGACCGGCAGGGAGCAGATCCGTGGTTCCTGCACCCCGTACAGTTCCTCGTCGAACGCGGGCATCGCCACGGTCAGTCGCTTCCGGCGTTCGCGGTTATCATCGCGATGATAATTTTCAGCGCTTCGGGGCGGGTGAATCCTGCGCTCACGTACTCCGTGAACATCTCATGCTGCTGGGCCACGACCTCAGCCAGCGCGCTGATCGGGTCTTCGGGGCTCTGCTCGGGGGTCGGTTCGCTCATCGGTGTGTCCTTCTCAGCCCTGACCCCCGTGTTCGCGGAGGAGACGCTCCTCACGCTTCTTGCGCAGCTCGTCGATTTTGTCTCCTTCAGCGCCGGGCGGGGCCATCTCGCGGAGCTGCACTGAGCATAGCCGTAGTTCCCGCAGTATCTGGGACAGGTCGCGGGGTTCCAGGTGCCGCCCGTCAGCTTCAGCGGCGAGGGTCAGCATGGCCTGCGCTACGGTGCCGCCGGAGACAGCGTCGGGGAAGGTGCGCAGGTCCCTGCGTACGGCACGTTCGATAGCGCCGATTCTCCGTCGTGCCGGCATGTCCCCCTCCAGTCTCCGGTGCTACACTGTCAGTACTTTGGAGGGAGTGCATGTGAAGGAACACGTCGCCTACCTACGCGAGCTGCGACGACAAGGATACACCACCGCCCGGAAGATACACAGCAACCACCTGCGGATTTTCTGCCCGCAAGGTCACCTGGTCTCCACCCACCCCGTGAACGGGGGCAGCGACTACCGTGGCCTGCGTAACTTCCAAGCGGAAGTACGACGACACGAGCTATGGCACCTATCCGCCGAACAGCAGGGCCAGCATGAACAGGGCGAGACCGGCTGCGACGAACGTCGCCCAGATCGCGCGGGGCTCAATCACCCACGCTACGACCGCCGCAACGGCGAACAGCAGGAACGCGATCAGGACAAGGAACCCGTGGACGCCGCTGACCGTGAAACTGTCAGCGAGCGGGGCCGCGGCAACGGCAGCATGAGCAAGAACCATAGCTACTCTCCGTAGAAAGGAACCACCATGAGCGTTAACGTGAGCGGGAAGCTGCCGGCTGGAGATGGTAACGGCCTGGAGGCCGTCATCTCGGACCTGATCCGCGACCCGAAGAAGATGCACGTGTGCATCTGCCTGGTTGACGGCAGGAAGGTCACCATTGACGCTGACACCGGTGATACGGTGCCGACCGCGCGGCTGCGCCGGATCGAGGTCATCAACGACTCCGAAGACATGAAACTCGCGGAGAACCTGATGCGGCGGGCGCTGGATCGGCGTACCGGGCGTGAGGCCCTGCCGTACGACCTGGAAGAGGAGATTCGGGGCGCGTTCCCCGAGAGTGTCGAGGATCTGCCGTCAGAAGACTCGGATCAATGATCCTGGACAGACGCCTCCAAGGGACATAATAAGCCATCATAAAAAATTACGCAAGAGGTGAGGCGCATGAATACTGGAGATCCTGAACCGGCCGTCTCGCTGCTCCAGGAAATCTACGGGTCGCACACGGTGCTACTCCGCAAGCATCCCCCAACGGAACCGGACGACTACGCCCGGTCGCTGCTCGGCCAGCAGGTCCGGGTGATCCTGGACAGGACAGGCGACACTCCCGACGTCCTTTGCGAGTGGGACGTGCCCGGCACCGTGCCGCATGAAGATGTGATCACGGAGGGAAAGCTGCTCGGGTTCGGGCAGGGTGGTGATTTCGAGATCCTGGAAGATGACGGTTTCGTGCATTACTGCTGGCCGATGCTGAAGATAGAACGGCGTTAGCTACTACAGTCGTGGTACGCTAAGCGTATGACGAATCCTGTGGGTGTTCAGCTGCGTAACACGCAGAACCAGGCCCCCAAGCCCGGCCCCAAGCATGACCGGCTGCACATGGCGGAAGGACTGAGATTCTGCTGGTGCCTGTGCCAGCGGTGCTTCCTGCGGTACGCGGACGGCAACGGTATCTGCATCTGCCGTGAGTGTCCCTGCGCCGAAGCCTACGAGGCCACCAAGCCGATGTACGTCCCGTACAAGCACGTCGAAGGACACCCGAGGTAATGGCGCATGACCCACGGCACGCACCGTACTGCTGGTGCCGGTGGGCGTGGGGCCAAGACCGGTGGGGCCCGTGCACGCGTGACGCGGACACCGAAGATTCCCCCGAGGATCTGAGAGAGAGATGGCCAACCCGAACTCCCCGCTGACGAAGATACGGTTCATCCTGGCCCAGAAGCTTGACCCGTACCCTGACAGGGGTGAAGCCTGGTGCATGGGCTGTGCGCTGAACGACGGCCGGACCCTGATACTGAACGCCGCCGGCCATGTCGACCACGTCGAGAAACACCGCGATGAGAGCACCGGCAGGACAGCCACCAGCATCGCGATGCGCGTCAACTGGGGTGACGTCAGCCCGTCCGAAGGTGAGAACCTTCCGTGAGGGGTGCTGCTGTCGTCATCCGCGGTGACGCGCGGAACCTGCCCCTGCCCGACGCCAGCGTCGACCTGATCTGCACCAGCCCGCCGTACTTCTCGCTCCGCTCCTACACCGACGCGGGGAAGCATTACGACGGGCAGGTGGGTAGCGAAACGAATACCCGTGAGTACATCGAAGCGCTCCTGGCCTGCACGAAGGACTGGCTTCGTGTTCTGAAACCCGAGGGTAGCCTGTTCGTTAACCTGGGGGACAAGTACGGGCGGGGTACCCGCACCACCATCCACGGGACGGATTCCAAGACGGGGTACGTGGACGGCGGCGAGGCCGGCACGTGCATCCCCACCGGGCAGGACAAATCCCTGCTCGGCATGCCATGGCGGTACGCCCTGGCATGCATGGACGAACTGGGACTGGTGCTGCGCCGGGACATCATCTGGTCCAAGGCGAACGGCATCCCCGAATCGGTGCAGGACCGGTTCCGCAGCAGCCACGAGTA